GTGGCAGCGGCGGTGATCTTAACATTCGCGGCGGCGGAGGCGTCGGTGGTGGCGATGACGCCTATGTTTACGCTGGAGGTACAGGTGGCTCGACCATTTTAGGTGGCGGCGGAGCGGGCAATGGCGGGGGCGGCAATACGGGTGGTGCTTACGGCGGCGGTAGTTCTGGCGGTCGTGGTGGTAACACATGTACAGCGGGTGCAGCGGGCGTCGTGATCGTGGAGTATTGACATGAAACAGGCTCTTATTTCTCCTGAAGAAAAAGTCCACAAGTATGACGGCACGCTTCTCGGTGATCGCGTTGCAGAAGTGACTACATCTCCGTTTGAGGTTGCTCCTCCGCTGTTCTGGATTGCTTGCCCTGACAATTGTGTTGCTGACCAGTGGTACTACGACACTGCTACTTATGTTTGTGAGCCAGTTCCTGTGAAGCCTGTCCCTTAAAAAGCCCCGTTGCGGCTGTCGATCCCGCCCCTGTGGCCGAATAATCTTCGCTTGGAGCACGAATAATGGAACCCCAGACGCTTATTAACATCGCTGGGGGCATCACCCTCTCGGTCGTGGGCTGGCTGGCCCGCGAGCTGTGGGGCGCGGTCAAGGAGCTGCGCGATGACATCCATCGGATCGAGATCGACCTGCCTAAGACCTACGTCCCCCGCGCGGACCTCGACGCGCGCATGAAACGCATTGAAGACATGCTCCAACGCATTGATGACAAGCTAGACGCAAAGGCGGACAAGCCATGAGCACGACAGAAGAAAAACAGGAGAAAATTTCCCTTGATATGGCTGCATCGGCCAGCAAGGGCGCGATGGTTGAGAAGATCGTCTTCGCTGGCGTCCCCATCTTGTTTTCTTGTGTCGTGTACCTGATGAGCGCGCTCTCCAACGCCAACACCGAGATCATCCAGCTCAAATCACGGGTTGCGGTTGTGGTGAACGCCGACAACAAGGCAATCCCCCCGCAGGGCACCACCATCGACATGGCTGAAATCAGGGAAAACCTGAGCGAGAAGATCAACAGTGTCGAAAAAGATGCCGCGCTTGGCCGGGCCGCAATGACCCTTGACCGAGAGCGGGCTATGGCCGCCGTTGAGAAAAGCCGACTAGACATGGCGGCTGACGCGGCGGCTGCTAGGGCCGCCATCAGGATGGAAACGGCGAAAGCCGTCGCTGAACTTGATCGCCGCCTTGCCATTATAGAGAACAGGGGAAAGTGATGGACCTTCTGAAAACATTCGGCCCCCTTCTGGGGCAGGTCGCGCCCACGATTGCGACTGCACTCGGCGGGCCGCTGGCGGGGATGGCCGTCAAGACGCTGTCCAATGTCCTCTTGGGGCACGAAAGCGGCACAGCGGAAGACGTCGCCAGCGCCATGCAGTCAGCGACACCGGAACAATTGGCCGAGATCAAGAAAATTGATGCCGACTTCAAGGTCCGCATGAAGGAGCTGGACATCGACCTTGAGCGCATCAGCTCAGGCGACCGCGACAGCGCCCGCAAGATGCAGATGCAGACGAATGACTGGATACCCCGCATCCTCGCGCTGATCATTACGGTTGGCTTCTTCGGTATCCTCATCTGGATGCTTATCAACGGTATGCCTAAAAATGGCACGGAAGCCCTGTTGATGATGCTCGGTGCGCTGGGCACAGCTTGGACGGGCGTGGTCAACTTTTATTATGGGTCGTCGGCTGGCTCGAAGGCCAAGACTGACGCAATGGCAGCAAAATCGGGAGACAAATGATGGACTTCACTGGCGCAGCGCGAAAAATCGAACCGTCTGAAATTGACAGCATTGCCAACGATTTGGGTGTGGAGCCCGCAGCCTTCCGCGCCGTCATCGCGGTTGAGGCGGCTGGGTCCGGCTTCGACAAGGCTGGCCGCCCCAAGGCCCTCTTCGAGCGCCACCACTTTTATAAGCACCTGAAAGACACGCCGGGGCTTCTGGCCAATGCTGAAGCGGCGGGCTTGGCCTACCCCAAGTGGGGCACCACGCCCTACCCGAAGGGATCCGACGCAGTTTACGCGGAGATCATCCGCGCCTGCGCCATTGAAGAAGAGGCGGCGCTGCTGTCAACTTCGTGGGGTCTGGGCCAGATCATGGGTTCGAATTACAAGCTCGCGGGCTGCAATTCCGTCCACGAGATGGTGTCTGAGGCCTGCGAGAGCGAGGCGGGGCAGTTGCGTCAGATGGCGTCCTTCATCAAAAAGGCTGGCCTTCTGGACGAGCTTGTCGCCAAGAATTGGGCTGGATTTGCCAAGGGCTACAATGGCCCGCAGTACGCCAAGAACCAATACGACCAGAAGCTGGCCGCTGCCTATACGAAGTTTGCCTGACCGTGATATAGTCGGGCAAGCGCGGGGTGTGATATGACGACAGGCTTGAGCTATGACGGGACAGTGTCTGGCACGAACAGCTACGTGTCCCAGATCGCCACGATGGCGGTCGTCGAGGAGACCGACCCGGCCTTCCTGACGATCCTGCCCCAGATGATCACGTATGCGGAGAACCGCATGTATCGTGACATCGACTTCATGTTCACGTCCACGTCCCTGCACGGGGCCACGTTCGTCCTGACTGTGGGCAACCGCAACCTGTCATTCAACATCAACTTGGCATCCAACAGCGACGCGGCTGCGGGCACCTTCGTTGTCAGCGAGCAGATCAACCTGCTGACCGACGCGAACGGCAACGCGGCGGCCACGACGGACCCTGATACCTGCGTCCGCACGCCGCTCCTGCCCACGACGAAGGAGTTCCTCGACGCGGTCTACGGCTCGTCCCTGACCGCCAACCGTGGCAAGCCTCAGTATTTTGTCCCCTTCAACGAGACGCTCTTCTTCGTCGGGCCCGTGCCCGATCAGGCGTATCCGGTCGAGGTTGTGGGCACGTACCGCCCCAACAGCCTCTCGGCGACGAACAAGAGCACGTTCATCAGCCTATACCTGCCCGAGACCTTCATCATGGCCTCGATGATCTACATCAGCGCCTACCAGCGCAACTTCGGTCGCGCCAGCGACGACCCGCAGATGGCGATGACGTATGAGAGCCAATATCAGGCCCTCCTGAAGAGTGCCGTGGTGGAAGAGGCGCGAAAGAAATTCAACGCCGCCGGTTGGTCATCGCAGTCGCCCGCCGCCGTCGCAACGCCGTCGAGGTAGGCCATGCCCCATCAGGCGTTAAAGCTCATCGCGGGCGTGGACCAGAACAAGACGCCCACCCTCAACGAGGCGGCGATCTCCTACTCGAACCTTATTCGCTTCATCCCAGACCGAAATAATGTCGGCTTGGTGCAGAAGCTGGGCGGGTGGACGCAATTCTTCACGAACCCCATCGGGTCCGTGGTCCGGTGCCTCCTCGCGTGGGAGGACATCAACGCCAATGCGTGGCTGGGCGTCGGGGCCGAGGCGTCCCTGAACGTGATCACCGAGGGCGGCCTGAATAACATCACGCCGCAGACCACAACCGCCAACGTCGCCGTGTCCTTCACGACAACGACCGGCAGCACCGGCAACATCGTAACCGTCACGGCGGCGGCCAGCAATCTTGACCAGTATGATGTTGTAGACATCCAGACGCAGGTCAGTGTCGGCGGCCTTATCTTATTTGGCGCTTATGATGCCATTCCCCTTAGCTCGACACAGTTCCAAATACTGGCCACAAACATCTTCGGCGAGCCGCAATATGCCACGTCGGCTGTGACTACTGGCGGCTCCGTGGCATCCTTCGCCTTCACAAGCGGCTCATCAACAGTCACCGTGACGCTGGCTGACCACGGCCTTGTTGTCGGCGACACGTTCCCGGTCCTTGTCTCGCTGTCGGCGGGCAGCGTGACGGTCTTTGGAAATTACATAGTCTCGTCCGTCACCTCAACGAGCGTCTTCGTCATCAATGCCTCCACCGCCGCCTCAACGACCCCCACGCTGACGGCGACCGGCAACGGCACGACCGCGACCCTCACCTACTCCACGTCCTACACAATCCCCGTGGGCAGCACGATTGTCGTGGCTGGTGTCACGCCCGGCGGGTACAACGGGACGTTCACTGTGACTGCCTCATCGGCTGGCAGCGTGTCCTACGCCAACGCGACGACTGGCGCTCAGACTGTCGCGGGAACTATTTTCGTCAGCGTCGCCAAGGAAAATGGCGGCAACGCCCGCTTCATCTACTACAATGGCATCGGCCCCCTTTCGGCCAACTCGGGCTACGGCGTCGGGGGCTACGGCACTGGCGGCTTCGGATCCGGCATTCCGCCATCCGCCAACACCGGCACGCCCATCACTGCCATTGACTGGACGCTCGACAATTGGGGCGAGACCTTCATTTCATGCCCCCTCAATGGGCCAATTTATGAGTGGTCACCGACAACAAACAACCCCGTCGCAACCATCATCTCCACCGCGCCCCTCGTCAATCAGGGCGTCTTCATCGCCATGCCGCAGCGTCAGGCAATTGCGTGGGGCTCGACGTTCAACGGCATTGGGGATCCCCTCCTCGTCCGTTGGTCTGACGTCAATGATTATACGACATGGGTCGGGCAGATCACGAACCAAGCGGGCTCCTACCGCATCCCCAAGGGGTCGCGCGTCATACAGTGCATCCAGAGCGCCCAGCAGGGCCTGATATGGACTGACCTCGGCGTCTGGGCCATGCAGTACGTCGGCCAGCCCTACATCTACCAGTTCAACGAGCTTGGCACGGGCTGCGGCCTGATCGGGCGCAAGGCCGCCGCGTCTATGGGCGGCGTCGTCTACTGGATGGGCCAGAGCCAATTTTACATGCTTTCCGGGTCCGGCGTCGAGCCCATCATGTGCCCCGTTTGGGATGTTATTTTCCAAGATTTGGACACTAACAACCTCGATAAGATCAGAATTGCGCCAAACTCGCGTTTCAATGAGATTTCGTGGTTCTACCCGACCAACGGCAATGGCGGCGAAATAAATGCGTATGTGAAGTACAACATCGGCCTCAAGCAGTGGGACTATGGGGATCTCTCGCGCACGGCATGGATCAATGAGAGTGTCCTCGGGCCGCCGATTGGCGCGGGCATCCTGCCGGGCGGTAGCGGCAACTTCATTGTGCAACACGAGACGTCAACGGACGCCGTGAACGCCTCGAACGAGGCCTCGCCGATCTTGGCCAGCTTCCAGACGGGCTACTTCGCCCTGACCGAGGCCGACGTGAAGATGTTCATTGATCAGGTCTGGCCCGACATGAAGTGGGGCTATTTTGGCGGGTCGCAGAATGCGACAGTGAAACTGACCTTCTACGCGGCTGACTACCCCAGCTCGACGCCCTACACCTACGGGCCCTACAATTTGACGCAGGGCACTGACTACATCACGCCACGCTTCCGTGGCCGTCTGGTGTCGATCAAGGTTGAGAGCCAAGACGTCGGATCGTTCTGGAGACTTGGAAGTATGCGTTACCGCATTGCGCAAGATGGGAAATACTAATGCCCGCATCATTAGACGATATTCTCACCGTCCAGAAAAACGCCGTCGTGGCCATCAACACGCTGGGTCAGGCGACGCTTCGCGGCCTCGGCACGGCGACGTCAACGACAGTCACGGCGGCGACGCTGATCGCCACCGGCAAGGGCTACCTTGTAAATTTCGCCGTCGTGGTCGCAGGCAGCGCGTCGGGTTTGGTTTCCAATTACACGGCGGCGACGTCAGTGCCCGCGTCGTCCGCGCTCGCCGCCACGCCAGCCACAATTGGCGTATACCCGTGCGGGCAAGTCTTCACGAACGGCCTCGTCGTCACGCCCGGCACCGGGCAATCCATCAACGTCACCTACTCGCTGGGATAAGTCATGCCGCTCAAGAAGTCGCAGATGCCGCAGCAAGTTAACCAGCTCCACGTCGGGCCGATCCACAGCCCCGTGGCCGGTCGCACGGACCACCTGCCCATGCACGTCCCGTCGGGCTCATACGTCCTGCCCGCCGACATTGTCTCGTCTCTGGGCGAGGGCAACACAATGGCGGGGTATCGCGCCGTCAGGCTGATGTTTCAGAAGGCACCCTACGGCGCATTTGCTCAGGGCGGCCATGTGGGCAACCCCGTGCCGATTGTTGCCGCCGGGGGTGAATATGTGCTGTCTCCTGACGAGGTTATCTGGGCGGGCGGGGGTGACCTCGATGCGGGGCACAAGAAGCTCGACGACTTCGTCAACGGGACGCGCGCCGAGCTGATCAAAACATTGAAGGCCCTACCCGGGCCACGTAAAGACTGAGGGGTCTTAAATGCCGCACGAAGAGCTGAAGGTCTGGGTCGGGAAGCCCGAAGACATTGACGTGATGATGGAACTCGCCACGCTCGCGTGCGACGAGAATGGCTTCGTGGACCCGGATCCTGTCCGCCTTTTGAACGAGTTGTGGCCCGCCCTGAACCGCGAGAAGGGCATTGTCGGCATGGTCGGGATACCCGGCGAGAAGCCGCAGGGGGCCATCCTTTTGAGGATTGGGCAAATCTGGTATAGTAACCAAGAAATCCTAGAGGAGCGCGCCGTCTTCATCCACCCCGACTTCAGAGCGACGAAGGGTGGCCGGGCGCGCAAGCTGTGCGACTTTAGCAAGAGGGTTGCGGATGAGCTTGGCCTCCCCCTCACGATTGGCGTCCTGTCCAATCAGAGGACGTCGGGCAAAATCCGCATGTACGAACGAATTTTTGGTGCCCCCGCAGGGGCATACTTCCTGTACGGAACCCGCACTGGCGCTGCTCAGGCAGCCGAATAATTGAGGTAAGACTATGGGTGGCGGCGGAAAAGGCGGCACTACCACAACGCAGACGATGCAGATCCCGCCGGAGGTTCTGGCGCGATACAATGCCGTCAACGCGCGCGCCGAGACCGTCGGCCAGACGCCGTATCAGCAATATAGTAGCAACCCCAATGCCTTCGTCGCGCCCCTGACGGCGACGCAGCAGGCGGGCATCCAGAACACGAACGCAATGGCCGGTGCCGCGCAGCCCTACTACGGCGCGGCGGCGGGCCTGACGGCTGCGGGCGCGGGCAGTGCGGACCCCAGCGCCCTGAACGTGGGGCAGTATTACAACCCCTACACGCAGGCCGTGGCCGCACCGACGCTGGAGGCCCTGCAACAGCAGCAGGCCACAGAGCGTTCCAACCTGATGAACCCACAGACGGCGCGCTCCTTCGGCGGCGACCGCTCGGGCATTGTTGCGGCAAACCTTGCGCGGCAGCAGGCTCTGGGCACGGCTCAGGCCATGAACCCGATCTACAAGCAGGCCTACGATCAGGCAGTGACCACGGCTGGCCAGCAGCAGGGCGTCGGCCTCGCCGCGCAGCAGGCGAACCTCCAGCGCCTGTCTGGTGCGGGCGCGCAGTTTGGTCAGCTCGGATCCGGCGCTCAAGCGGCTGGCTTGGCCGGTGCGACGGCGCAACTTGGCGCGGGCGCGACTGAGCAGCAGACTGGTCAGGCGGGCCTTCAGGCCCTCTACAACCAGTTCCAGCAGCAGCAGGCGTATCCCTTCCAAATTGCTCAATTCCTGTCGAACATTGCGACCGGCACGGGCGCACTGTCTGGCAACACAACTTCTGGCACCACGCAGGGCGGCGGCGGCTTCTTCTCGGACGAGCGCCTGAAGGAGAACGTCGAGCAGGTCGGCAAGACCAACGACGGCCAGAACATTTACCGCTACAACTACAAGGGCGACCCCCGCTCGCAGATCGGCCTCATCGCGCAGGAAGTCGCGCAGGATCACCCGGAGGCCGTCGGCCAGAGGGATGGCTACCTGACGGTGGACTACCGCGACGCGACGGACGACGCCGTGCGCGAGCACAAGGCTGATGGCGGCGACATCGGCACGTCTGCCTACGACATCGGTGCCCCCAGCGCCATGATGGGGCCGTCGCCGGTTTCGCGCGAAATGCTTGCGGGCCTTGCCCCGCCGAGAATGATCACGGGCGGCCTCCCAATCTCCCCCGGCGCGACGTCTCCCGGCGCGGCTGGCCTCCTCGCCCCCACGGCGACGGGCGTGTCTCCCGGATCCATCCAGAGCGCGCAGGCGCAGCTCTCCACGCTCACAGGCGCGGACATGGGCAAGTCCCAGTCCGGATCCAACTACTTCGACCAGCAGAAGCAGCAGCTTCAGGATTTCCTCTCCGCGCACGGCGCGTCGTCTCAGGGCGGCCTCGTGTCTGGCCCCGGCGAGTACGCTCGCGGCGGATACGCAGAGGGCGGGTATATGAACCCGGCCCTCCAGTTCTATGGCGCGCAGGGTGGCAAGTCCGGCCTCGGTGCGGGCGGCCCCTACGGCGCGCAGCTCACGCCCGCTCAGGTGCAGATGATGCAGGCGGCCAAACTTGCCAGCCCGCAGCAGCAGAGGTCTGGGATTGAGCAGGCCAACCAGATGGCCAATTTGGCCGTGCGCGGCAATGATGCGTGGAAGGCTTCCAAACCCTACCTTCTGGGGTCCACGAACGAGAAGACTGGCGCGAATGAGCGGGGCGCATTTGAACAGATTGAAGACCGCCTTCGCGCGCTGGGCCAGCCGATGCAGGGTCGGGGAACAGAAGACGCTATGGGAAGGCCCCTTCAGGCCCGAGGCGGCATGATCCACCGCGAGCACCACGCCGGTCTTGGCCCTGTCGGCGGCGGCATGCCCTACGGGTCGATCAGCGAGGAAAATGCCCTCGGCGAGGCCCTCACGGAACCCATGCAGCAGCATCAGATGATGCAGCCCGGCAAGATGGGCCAGCCCACACCGCCGCCCACTGGCGCGCAGCAACTTAATCAGGCGGCGGGCCTCGCCAAGTCCGGCAAGAACGTCTACGACTTCGCCGCCAAGAAGCTGGCTGGCGACACGACCGGCCTCGCCGGTCAGACGGTCAACGTCGGCAGCGCGACTTCCGCCGTCGCTCCGGGCGTCGAGGCTGGCATTGCGGCGGCTGCACCGGCTGTCGAGGGTCTGGCTGCCGCCGCGCCCATTGCTGAGGGGCTGGCAGGCGCGGCTGGTGCGGCTGAAGGTGCGGGCCTCATTGGCAGCCTCGCTGGCGGCGCTGAGGCGGCTGCTGGCATTGGCGCGACAATTGCGGAATTTGCCCCGTTCCTCCCCGCCGCCATCGGATCCGACCGCCGCATGAAGCACGACATCGAAAGCGTCGGCGAACTTAATGACGGCCAGCCGGTGTACCGCTTCAAGTACAACGGCGACGACGAGACACGCATGGGCCTCATGGCTCAGGACGTTGAGAAAGACCACCCCGAAGCCGTCAGGGGCCTCGGCGGCGTGAAGATGGTGAACTACAAGCGTGCGACGGACGACGCCGCCCGCCAGCGCCACTCAACCGGCAAGCGCGTCCTCGACGTTGACCAGAATGGCGACCCCATTCCAATGGTTGACGACGCCGCGCCCCGTGGCGACCGCATGAACTTTGCGCCGGACGAGGCCAGACTGAGTGGGCTGGCCGCGAGGCCTGTCCCGCCGCGTGACATTCCGGACAATGTCACGGCAAGGGCCCCTGTCACGCGGGAGGAGCCGTCTCGTCTGGCTTCGTTCGCCAGCGACGTCGGCGACTTTGCCTCCGGCCTCGGCAAGAAGGCTGCGGACGCGGACAGCAGCTTCTGGGTGCCCGCGATTGCGGGTCTCGGCTCGATGCTGGCCTCGCCCAACAAGACGCTCGCGGGGGCCATTGGCTCCGGCCTTGTGGGCGGCACGGGCGCGTACACCGCCCTGCAAAAGCAGAACGCCGACCTGATGAAGCAGCGCCTTGATATGGCCAAGGGCATGTTCACCGGCCCCGAGATCATCGACCGCAAGAAAATGTACAACAACACCTACACCGGCCAGTGGGTGCCTGAAACAGAAATGCTGAAGCAGAGGGGGATGTTTACCGGCACCGGGCAACTTGGTGCGGGAACACCAGCGGCTGCGCCCCCGCCGCCTCCCCCGGCTGGCAGTGCCACTGAAACCGCAAAGGGCGTCGTGGGCCAGCCCGTGCCGACGCTACAGCCGCGTCCTGCGCAGACTGTGGAAGCGCCCCCGCAGGTTCGCCGAGTTGAGGCACCAGCAACTGAAGTTGTCCCGCCTGTTGGCGGCACGAAGCCATTGGGCAGCATGAATGAGGTCGAGCTTGAGGCCCAGTTGAGGCAAAACCCGGATGCGTTTAAGGATCTTCCGGAAAACCGCCGCCCCGCCTACCTTGAGAAGCAAGCCGACCTCCTTGAGGCTGAAGCAGAAAGATACCAAACGCTCTCCAAGGAGGAGGCCGACAAGGCCAAGCTCATTCCTGAAAACCGGGCGGGAGTAGACGCGCACCTTAAGGAGGCCGCCCGCTACGATGCCACCGCCATACATAGATTGGGTGAAGCCAGCAAGAGGCGCGAGGCCGCTCAAAACCAGTATGACAGAGCTGTCAGGCTCCAATTTGAGGAAAACAAGGCGCGTGCCGCGAAGGGCGTTGAGAGCCAATTCAAGCTTGTTGAAGTGATGGATGATAATGGCGTGACGCGCCTCGTCCCCGAAAATCAGGCTCTTGAGGCTCAGGGCGCAGGTCTAAAGACCATCGCTGCGGGAGCGGGTAGCCCTCCGGGCCGCACGGCTCTTGACACGTCTGGGTCGCCCGTAAAGAGCGAGCCGGAGGTGGTCAAGACTATTCGTGCTGAAGAGCAAAAGATGCCCGCCGACTTGCAAAAACGCCAAATATCATCTTCGCGCATTGATGGCCTCTTGAACATCCTGACGAAGTATGAGACCGGGAAATTTGCGGAGCAGAAGGCTGACGTCATAGCCAGCCTCAATGGGATTGGCATTAAAGTTGAGCCAACCCAATCAGCTAACAAGGAAGAATTTGAAAAATTCCTGAAGAGTTCAATCAAGCAAGTCTTTGATGACCTCCCCGGTGGTAAAATTCTGCTCGCTGAAATTGCCGGGCTGACGAAGGCGAATGCAAACCCCGGAATGCAGCCGTCTTCCAATGCCAAAATTCTGGGAGATGCCAAGGCTTTGATCAACTACGAAGACCAATATACGAGAGACTACGCACTGTGGCGCTACAAAAACCCAAAGGCGTACAGCCCTATGGATGTGCTGCGCTTCAATGACGAGTGGCTCAAAACAAATAATTTGAATGACTACAAAACTGAGGCCGCGCGCAAAATCGGGTACGTTGGGCAGAAGCTTCCGACAAAATTGTCGGACGCCGTAAACGGTCAGGCGTACTATGTGCCGTCTGAGAAAAGGACATTGTATTTCGACAAGACGCATAAGAATGCGAATGGAAGTTTCGGCCACTTCACAGACACTGACCCGCTTGCTAAAGAGGCCACGCAATGAGCGGCATTTCAATCCCCTTCGTCCCAACGGAGGCTGAAGATGAAACCCCCAAGGGCGGCCCGGTCTCAATCCCGTTTAAGGAAACACCAGAGATAGGCCTCCCGGAGGCCGTTGGCCGGGGCGTCAGGAGCGGCTTCTTCCTCAATCAGGCACCGCAGGTGGCGGCCTTGGCAGAGGCATCAGGCATGGTTCCTGAGCTTAAGCTCCCGGAGGGCGGCACACGCGCCAGCCACGGCCCCATTGAGGCGCTTGTTGGCGCCGGACGCCTCGGCTTGGAGAAACTCGCGCCCGGCACCTTTGGTGAGGAGGCTGGCAAGCGTTATGAGGAGCGCCTCGCGTCTGAAAAGGCTCGTCAGGCCGCCGCAAAAGAACAATATCCCGGCACGTCTATAGCGTCGGATGTTGGCGGATCCCTGCTCAACCCCATCACTAAAATCATTCCCGCCCCGGCGGCTGGGAAGACGTTTCTCCAAAATGCTGTGGCCGCCGCCAAGCCGTCCGCCGTCCTCGGCGGCATTCAAGGCTCAGGTGAGGGCGACACATGGACTGAGAAGGCCATCAATGCGGCCAAGGGCGTCGGCATTGGCGGCGCTGCCGGTGGCGTCCTGAGTGGCCTGTTTGGCAAAATCATGCCCGGCCCCGCCGCGCCGTCTGGAACTCCCTCGGCGGCAGACATTGTTGCGGCCACAGAGCGGCTGTCTTCGCGCGGCGCACCCCTCCAAGTGCCCAAGATTGTTGCCTCAAACGATCCGCTCCTTGAAACTCTGGGGGGACTGGCAAAGGGCCTGCCGGGTATTGGCACGCCCCTGACGAAATCTGCTGAAAAGACAACGGAGCAGATCGGCACCAAAATTGGTGAGCTTTCACAAGGGCAAAACCGCCTTTTTTCGGGCGAGACGGCCAAGGACGCACTCACGGACTGGATTGGCCCACGTTCAGAGAAGATTGTGTCCGCTGCCTACGACAAAGTGGATGGTCTTCTGACGAACCCCAGCATGCAGCCGCTGGACGCTACACGGAAGGTGGCGCAGTCCATTCAAGACGACATGAACAAAGTTCAGAAGCTCCTCGGGAATGACCCGGCAGTCGAGCGGCTGATGAATGCCATGACGGACCCCAATGGCCTGACATACGAGGGCATTAAGGGGCTGCGCACATACGTTGGGCGATTGATCGCTAACCCCACCGAAATCCTCAAGGAGGCCGCCCCGTCCCTCCGCCAGCTCTACGGCGGCCTGACGGAAGATTTGAAGACGGTCATTGAGAAAAGCGGCGGACCCCGCGCGGTCAAGGAGTTCGAGAAAGCGAATGCCCTGAACAGCGAAATCCAGCGCCAGCGTGAGGCCCTAGTCGCGATCACGGGGGCAAAGGAAACTTCGAAGTCTGGCGACGTAATATTCGACAGGCTGCTGAAAATGGCCGGATCTTCCGGCAACACTGACATCCCCACGCTAATCCTCGCGCGCAATGCAATGACGCCGCAGGAGTGGCAGAGTGTCAGCCGGGGCATCATTGACAACCTGTCAATCAACAAGACAACGAATGCCTTCGACCCGGCGAGCCTGTTTCGCCAGTACGCCAAGTTGTCCAATGAGGGAAAAAACATCCTCTTTGGACCGGCGAGCGCCTCGACATATGGCGTCCGCCACGCGATGGATGACCTTGCGACTGTCGGCACTCGCCTTGACCGCCTCAAGTCAATTTCTTCCAAGCAGGATCCCGGCACGCGAAACCTTTTGAGCGCGGGTGAACTTATCGCCCTCGCGTTTCATCCGATCAAGGTGATTACTGGGGGCATGTCTGGACGCGCATTTTCAAGCGCAATGGCCCAGCCAGCCACGGCACAATCTGTCGCCAACTGGGCCAAGGCCTACGCAGTCCTCGGCAGCAAGCCGTCGAGCGACACGGCTAAGGCATTTGTGCGCTCCACGCAAAATTTGGCGACGGAAATTGGCGGGAAGTACGGCCTCCCGGAGAAAGAAACTATCATCAACGCCGTTGTCGGCGGGGCCGAGTTGGCAAAGCTGATCAGTACCATTCACGGTGAGCTTACGGATTTCTCAACCCCAAAAGATAAGTCAGACCACGGTGGCCGCCCCAATGACACTGTATTCGACACTGGCCGCTCCACAGGCGGTCGCGCCGGTCGAGCCACTGGCGGCGCAGTCAACTTGATGGCGCTGGCAAACGCTGCCAAGAAGCATGTCACCAAGGTCACTGAGCCGCTCTTGAACGAGAGCGACGACACCGTCGCGCACGCTCTGGCAGTCGCTGGAAAGAACATCTGAGGAGCACCCGATGGCATCGACATATACGACCAACAAGAGCATTGAGAAGCCCGGCTACAATGACTACGCCACCAACTTGACGGGCTGGTCCGGGCCGGTCAACACCGACTTTGACGTCATCGACAAAGCTTTTGGCGGCACGACGGTGATAAACCCGACATCCGTCTCGGGCACAGTAACCTTGACCACGGCGCAATATCAGTCGGCCATCCTCGTCATTGGCGTATCAATCTCGACCGCCGCCACGCTGACGGCCAATATCATTTACTCAATCCCCTCGGGTGTGGGTGGCACTTGGAATATCTTCAACAACACCACGGGCGCATTTACGATCACGTTCGCAAATGCCGGGGGAGGAACCACTTTTGCGATCCCGCAGGGTGAGAAGCGTATCATCTACTCTGACGGAACAAACATCAGGGAGAGCGTGACACTCCCTGCCGTGCCCGCAGCATTCGCATCCGGCACGGCCATGCTCTTTGTGCAGACCAGCGCCCCCACAGGCTGGACGAAGAGCACGACGCATGACAACAAAGCCCTGCGTGTGGTGTCTGGTTCGGCAAGCAGCGGAGGTACGGTCGCCTTCACCACAGCGTTCGCGTCACAGGCAGTGGCGGGCACGGTCGGCAGCACGGTACTGACAACCAACCAAATTCCATCTCACAGCCACACCACCCTCAGCGATTTGTACGGCGTAAGCGGCGGCGGGGCGCAGGTTCTTTCAACGATTAGTGGGACTGTCGGCTCTAGGTCCGGCGTGACAGCCGTTGAGGGTGGCGGTCTTGGTCACACCCACACATTCACGGGGACCGCGATCAATCTAGCTGTTCAATACGTTGATGTCATCATCGCAACTAAGGACTGACAATGCAGATCAAGAATGGGACGTTTTGCCCGCTGATCAAAAAGGACTGCGTACAGCTTCAGTGTGCTTGGTTCACCTGTCTGCGTGGTACCAACCCAAACACTGGCAAAGAGATTGACGAGTGGATGTGCGCCGTCTCCGCGCTGCCAATGCTTCAGATCGAAGTGGCAAAAGAGGCCCGGCAAGGTGCGGCTGCGACTGAAAGCTTCCGTAACGAAATGGTGAAAATAGACACCGAGCAAAGGTCGGCGGCCCGGCGGACTATTTTGCCAAGCGCGGGCTCCATGCTGCTGGTCGCAACGCCAGACGATTAGGCATTGCCTTCTCGTCTCGCGGGAAGCCTCTGTAGCACAGCTTGTGGTGCTTGCGGCAGTAGGATCCCGTGTGTGTGGGTTCGCAGCAGAAGGTGG